GCGTAGGCAGACGGGTACACATCAAACTTTGCTTTAGCCGCTTGTATGACCTCTGCGTATAATTCTTTATCCGCAGGCTCACCTTTGCGCGGTTTAATTACCTGAGATGTATCTTCTTCACCTTCTTTTTTCTCAATCCATTCTTCTACCTGAACTAAATCCTTTTCACCATCTACAGATTTAGCCAAAACTAACTGGCAATTAGGGTTAGCGGGTCTATCCACTAAACTGACTTCTACAATCTGCCCATCAACAATGCGCCCATTTGCCGCTTTGCTATCGCGTACAACGCGTGGGTTTTTGATACCTACTGAAAAACCCTTGAGTACACCAGCATCAACCTTCTTAACTGAAACAGGATCTACAACCAAAACGCCAATGTAATGTCCATCAGCCTTTGCTTCATACTCTTTGGCAACGCCAGCGGCAATGTTGCTGTGTTGTTCTCTAATGTTTCCACCTGACTTAAACCAGGCGGGCATGGCGCGCTTTAACCAATCGCCATCACAAATCTGTTGATCAATGTCAATGGAGTCATCTGTTGCCTTTCCGTAAACGGTCATTGTGCCGTCTGCGTTACGATCAGCCTTCTCAATACTAAAGTATGAGGTGGTTGTTAGATTACTAGCCATTGATTTCTCCTTGTTTTCTTGTTCACTGGTAATTCTTTTAGCCCATGCTCTGCCAGCGTCTCCGCCCCAAAGCAACCAAGCAATGTAGCCTGCACTATCTACGCCCCAACCTTCGCCTTTTTTATCTACTTCATGGCGCGCAAAATAAGAATTCATGCGGTTTAAAGTTTCTAATGATAATGCTTTTCCGTTGGAAAGGTCACGCGCGCGAGCAACGCCAACCTCTGTTCCACCACGGCCATGTTTAGCCCGCAGTTCTAATCCGCGCTTTGCGTTATTGCGCACCTCTTGCGGTGGAACAAACCCATCAGCCATTGTTATCCCTTCAAAGCCTGATCACTAACTGTACCAACTTTACTTACAGGAGTAGGAATTATTTTACCTTCAACCTGCTCATAAATTACATCTTTGTTTTTTCTTATTACAATAATGCCTTTAGGGTCATTAAGTATGAAGTTTTCTTTGCTCATTTTTTTACCCTAACTTTCATTTTTCTTGTTGTTGGGTTTGTTTCTAGGACTTCAAAATTGGTGTTTCTAGGGAGCAACCATTCACTTTCTGTGTTGCGGTTGCCCGCTTTTCCTCTTAATCCATCAAGCATAACCCCTTTAGTGCCTTCAGGGTTTTCAATGTTTATTATCCAGCCATCTTTGAATGTTTCAAGAAATCCTTCATCAAGGGTTGTTGAAGAATAACCTTTATCTATCCACACATCACCTGGGTTCAACCCCGCAAACAATTCATCTATTTGAGTGGAAAGGTTTCCTTGCCCAATTACTCTGTATGTAACTATTGGTTCAGGTAAGCCTGGCGCAATTTTCATTACTCCATCTATTGCCTTAACAGCATTTTTTACGCTTGTTTCATCTATAGCAGAAAGGTGATCTATGCGTAAGTATTCATTAATTTTGCCATAGCCGTATGATTTGTATTCTTTTAACGCATAATAACCTTCTGTATGGTTTATCCGTGTACCAGGTTTTTCATAAGCCAACTCCATGAATTTTTTATCTTCTAATTGATAATTAATAAATTCATTGCGTTCTTGCGCATCAGTAAATACGCGGTAATTATTAGGTGGTGTTTCAACAACAGCCGCGCCATTAGGCATAGGGGCTAACCCACCATCAATACCCATTAGGTCATCATTTTCCATGCCAGGAATTACAGGTAGCAACACGCAACGGCAATGTGGGTGAGCGGGAGGTTGGGTATTGCCTGATGGAAATGCTTGCCCAATAACTACTTCAACGCCTGAGTTTTTAGCGCATTTATCGCATGGATCTGACACATGCCATTCCATCTTTTCAAGTTCTGCTTCTTTATAGCGTTGGATTGAGCCAAACGACATAGCGCGGTTTTGTTCAGTGATGGCAATAGTCAGCGCTCTTGATGGACTAGCCACATGCCGCCCAATCATTACAGCCGCATGTTCTGCGTCTAGGCCAGCGGCTATTGAGTCAGAAAGAGCAGTGCCTAAGTTTTCTACAGTTTCTTTATTAAACTTTTTAAAATAACTATCAGCATCAACGGCGTTTAGGTATTGAGAAAAGCCTCCTGTTGGGCGCAACAATAAAGCCGTTGCCTGATCTCCTGGTTTCCAATTATCCCAATCAATGTAACCATCATCTGCGGCTTTATTTGCCTTCTCAGTTTTAGCAATCCATTCACCAGCGGCGGCTTGCCCTAAAACATAGGCTTCAGCCCATGCGCGCATGACTGTTTGGCGCAATGGTTCATCATTCATGTACACATTGAGTATTAACCATGAGCGGGCGCGGGTGCGGTCTTGCGCGGTGTTATCTGTAGGTTGCGGTTGCGTTTCCTGGTATTTGTTAAAAACTCTTTTAAAGTCTGTTACCTGGCGCAGTGCCGCTCTAATCTTTACCGCGTTCTTTGCCGCTATGCGCCCGTCTGCCTCAAGAGCGCCCTCAATCATGTTAGATAAGCCTTAGCCAGCGCCCTAGCGGTATCTAAGTCACCATCAAAAGCACAACGGTTAAGAGCATCTCCCACAATTGGATCTAATGATTTAAACTCAAAGAGCCTTGCGCGCTTGCCCTTTGCCGCCCATTTCATAAATGCTTTTACTTCATTAGCCTGTTCTGCTTCAACTTCTGTGTTTTCAACTTCATTATCATCTTTAGGCTCAACCTCTAATTCAGGTTTTTGCTCAAGAGGATTAGGAGTTGCAGGCGCGTCAGGTGTTGCATCAGGCCCGCTTAATGTTGGAGCAACTGAAGCAGTAGCCGCATCAATCAATCCATCAGGTGAGAACAAATAAACAGCCGCTCCGCTTACAAGAATTGGCATGTCAGCCTGTGGTGTATCAAGTAACGGCAAACCTAATTCTGATCTGCGCTCATTGACTGACTTACCCGCAGATGTAACTTCAATTTGGTTCTTGCGCGCATTTTCTTCTGTGTCCATACGCTGTGAAGTCATAAGTTTGAATTCAAGTTCACGCGGCATACCTAAGTATGTGTAAGAAAGATTTGTAAGTTGTTTAGAGATCCAGTTAGAAAGAGGCCCAATACCTAGCGCTTCTCCATTTTCTGCTTGTCCTTCTGAGAAACCAGCCCCGCCTAATCCGCCCTTTGGTGAGAAACCAATTTCCGCAGGTTGTACGCCAAAGTGTCCACAAATAGAAGTAACTAAATAATCATCAAGTGTGTCCTTAAACTTCTCGCCATAACCTTCATTAACAATAGGTGTAAGACCCTTTGGTAATAAACGGGCGCGCTTGCGTTGCTCTGTTTGTCCTGCAAGATCATCATTGAGAATACGCTCATAAGCAAGCAAGAGGTCAGGGTTAGTTCCCCAATCTTCATCAGTTGTAAACATGAGTTCAGGCATTACACCATCTGTGTACTCTGCTCTGATCCATTGTTGGCGGCGCAAATAAATGTCAGCAAGTGGTAGCGCTCGCTCTACTGGGCTAAATCCATAAACAGTTGTTGAGCGGCGATTGCGTACCAAATAAGCCAATTGATCCGCGGTAAATTCACCATCTGCTTTTGGATCTTCTTCAGTTGCGGCAAATTCTGAACGCGGGAAACCATAAAGGATTTGTTGGAACGCCGCGTTAGGTGACATTGGGCGCATACCGCGGTCATCAATAAGAGGTTTGATTGTTGAGCCATCAAGAATTTGAAAACCGTAAAGATCCCCACCTACTGTTGGCTGTGGGTAAATAGCAAGCGCATCAATTACAAGAATGTCCTCAATTGCAATGTTGATCCAGTCCTGCCATGTGTATCCGTTTGCCTTATCAGGGTTTTCCCAAAATGTACGCAAGCGGTTAATTTCATCTGTGTACTTTTCACGGGCCTTAGCCATAGCGCGTACATGATCTCCACCTGACTCAGCCGCAATCTTTTCTGATGCGTCTGAACCAAGAACAATGTCAAAATCTAAGCCATTCATTTTTGATTTAGTTACTTCAATGCAACGGCGCAAAATGTCTATGCTATCGCCAGCGTCTCTTAATGTTGAGAATGGAACTAAGCGCGTTGGAACAATGTTGATGTTCTGAGCAACCTGGTATTCATAACGGCGCGGTTCAGGGCGGCCTGTTAGTGGATTAACTGGGTTAATCGCACCAGGAATAATTGGATTGCCTGGGCCAAATGGAACTGTTGCGCTAAATGGTGCGCGTGGGAGTGCGACATTGTTGCCGTATGTCTGTTGCATGGCTAAACCGCTTTGCGCCATAAGGTCATCAGTGCCAATTGTTGTAGCACCCGCAGGCAGGTTAGGGCCTTTTTCAATGTTGCTTGTGGCTAATGCTCTTGCGATACGGTCACGCAAACCCATGTGTATCCCCTCAATGTGCCTCTTGTACTTCAGGCGTGTGGTAATGATAGCGATTTTAGCAACATCATGTATTGTAAGGATTATGAACTTAGTAGAGAAGGCAGTTCAACACGGTGGCAAACTCGCGCCATTAGTAATTCCTCACGGATTAACTAGCGGCACTGGGCTAATGAACCCATCAATTTTTATTGATGATAAAGGCCAAATCCTTGTGAACTTACGCCATGTTAATTACACGCTGTACCATGCAGAAAATGAACAAAAATTCCCTAGCCGTTTTGGGCCATTGTCATACCTGCACCCTGAAAAGGATCAACGATTAGTAACAACTAATTACTTATGCCGCCTTAATGATGATCTTGAAATGACCCATCACGCCAAAGTGGACACATCTGAACTAGATGTTGCGCCCATGTGGGAGTTTGTTGGTGAAGAAGATTGCCGTGTTGTGCAGTGGCTAGATGATTATTACCTAGTTGGTGTGCGTAGAGATACAACAACCAACGGTGTAGGCCGCATGGAGTACAGCCGTATTGAGATTGACTGGGATAATTGGGCAGTCAAAGAGGTTAGGCGTGTGCGTATTAAAGCCCCTGCCCCTGATACTTCTTATTGTGAGAAAAATTGGATACCTGTCCTAGATAAGCCTTACCACTTTATCAAATGGACAATGCCAACAGAGTTAGTTTATGCAAACCCCATTAGCGGTGAGTGTGAACAGGTATTTGTGCGCCACACAAAGCCAGCGCCTAAAGATCAACGCGGTTCTAGCCAGGTCATACGGTGGGGCAGTATGTACATCTCCATTACCCATGAAGTAGATCTATTTAAGAATTACCTCAAACAAAAAGATGCAATTTACCGTCACCGTTTAGTTGTGTGGGATCAAGAACTAAATGTGGTGGGGCTAAGTAAGGAATTCTCATTCTTAGACGCTCGCGTTGAGTTCTGTGTAGGGGCGGCGGTTCACAAAAGTAACCTTTTGGTGTCATTTGGTTTCCAGGATAACGCGGCTTTTGTGCTTGAAGTGCCTGGTTTAGTAGTAGAAGATTTAATTATGGAGGCCCTTGCTTATGAGAATTGAGCAATTAGTTATAGAACTATCTAAAGATCCGTTTAATCCAGCGCTTAATTTTGATGTAGCGGTGGAGTATGAGAGGCAAAACCAAACAGCATCAGCCGTTTCTTTCTATTTGCGCACCGCTGAATACGGGATTGAGTCACACCCAACCCTGGTTTATGCGTCATTACTTAAAACCGCGCATTGTTTTGATGATCAAAATGACCGTCAGGCAACTGTAAGCAATTGTTTATTGCAGGCTGTTGCGTATTTGCCATACCGCCCTGAAGGTTATTTCTTGCTTGCGCAGTTCCATGAGCGTTTAGGGCAGTGGCAGGAGTGTTACACCTGGGCAAACATAGGATTGCACAACCATCTCCATTCACCGCTCCCTGTCCATGTTGGTTATGAAGGCAGTTATGTATTGTTGTTTGAAAAGGCAGTAGCCGCCTGGTGGATTGGGCGCAAAGATGAAAGTATCCAAATACTAAACCGCCTTAATGCAATGGACATAGATCCAGGGTACAAAATGGCAGTGCAAAACAACCTTGAAAGGATAGGCAATGCTTCTATTTGATGTTGGGGCTAATCGTGGTGATGCAGTGCTTGCAGGGTTGGCTCAGGGATACCGTGTAATAGCCCTAGAAGCCGCACCACGCGTTTATGCGCAGTTGGTTAGTAACTTTATTTACAACCTTGATGTTGTGCCTCTTAAAATGGCAGTCAGTGATAAAGATGGCGAGCGCTTAAAGTTCTATGAAGCAGATGAAGATGGCCTTAGTTCGCTTAACCAGGATTGGCTAACAAATGAACGCATGCCATACGCGGGCAAGCCTCACCGTGAGATTGAGGTAAACACAATCACCATAGATACCCTGGCAGATAATTACGGCAATCCTGATCTAATCAAGATTGATGTTGAAGGTGCAGAGTGGCAAGTTATGAAAGGCATGACCCGCCATTATGGGGGCATGATTTGTTTTGAATGGACATTTGAAACCATGCACCAACATGAGGATCAGTTAGATTATTTATTTAGCCTGGGCTACAGAGAAATGGCGGCGCAATACATTGTGAACCATTTAGAAGAACCGCAAGTGTGGGGCAACATGCTTTCTAACAACGCTAATGAATTATTAGCCTGGCATCAACTTACATCTGACCGTTGGATTGACGGCGGTTGGAAAATAGCCAACCTACGCCCTACCGCAGATGTAGGTATGTTGTGGGTGCGTTAGGAAATGTCTCCAACAATTGTAAAGTTGTTAGCGCTTGTACAAAGAATTGATGCAGAACTGTATTGAGCGCGCAACACTGGGCTTGCAGATCCATTTGATGTAAATGTAACACCGCTTGCCACAATAGAAACCGCTCCTGCGCCAGTGCGCTGTACATAAATAACCTGTCCAGTGCTAAATGTTCCTGAAGGAACAGTAATGTTTGCTGTACCGCTTTGTGTCACCCATTTATTTACATCTCCTGCAACCAATTGATAAGCAGTTGATTGCGCGTTAAATGTAACTGTAGGAAGTGATCCAGTAGTTCCCTGTGTTCCCAAAGTTCCTTGAGTTCCAGTTAATCCTTGCAAACCAATTGTGCCTTGAACTCCTTGAACTCCCTGAGTACCTTCAGTTCCCTGGCTACCTGTTGTTCCTTGAGTTCCAGTAGCGCCCTGAATACCAGTTGTACCTTGCGTTCCCTGAATACCAGTATCACCAGTAGTTCCTTGTAATCCAGTTAAACCTTGAGTACCAGTGATGCCCTGAATTCCATTAAGCCCCTGAGATCCAGTTGTTCCTTGAATTCCCTCAAGCCCTTGCGTACCTTGAGTTCCAGTTATGCCCTGCAATCCAGTAATACCCTGAGTGCCATTTGTGCCTTGAGTACCATTTGTACCTTGAGAACCATTTAATCCATCAGTACCTTGAGATCCAGTAACACCTTGCAAACCCTCAAGTCCTTGAGTTCCTTGTGTTCCCTGTGTGCCTTGTGTTCCCTGGCTACCAGTAATGCCCTGAACACCCTGAGTTCCCTGAGTTCCTTGCAAACCTTCTAAGCCCTGCGCACCTACTGCTCCCTGTGTGCCAGTAATACCTTGAGATCCAGTCAAACCTTGTGCGCCAACAGTTCCCTGAATACCGTCTAAGCCCTGTGATCCAGTTTGTCCTTGAGAACCAGTTACACCTTGAACTCCTTGAGTACCCTGCAAACCTTCAATGCCTTGTGCGCCAGTCTGACCCTGCGCGCCAACAAGTCCTTGAGTTCCAGTTGTTCCTTGAATTCCAGTAGTGCCTTGAACACCTTGCAAGCCCTGAGTTCCCTGCGCACCTGTCGCACCCTGCGCTCCTGTAACTCCTTGAACACCAACGCTCTGAGTAATAAGAGAAAGGTTGTGATTATTAGCAAAGTTTGTTGTGCCTGTTCCACCTGATGCTAAAAGCGTTACAGGAAAAGTGAAATAACTGTTAGTAACAGATGAAGGTGTGCCGTTTACTTCCCATTCTTGATAATTATTAGAGTCATTTCTATCTTGAATAAAGAAAATGTCATTATCTTTAATGTTTGCTAATAAAAAATCAATGTCCACATTTAAATCTGTTAAATGAGAAATGTAAATGTTTGTTGCAGAAATTTGTGTAGCGTTATTCCAAATAATTCTGCCAGCGGCAGGTACAGGTGTTTGTGAAGAAGTGTCTGATTGATACTCAAAAATAGATGATGATGTACCGCTTGCACCAGTATTACCCTGAACACCTTGAATACCATTTAAGCCCTGAACGCCCTGGCTACCAATAGTTCCCTGTACGCCTTGAGTTCCCTGCGCTCCAACAGTTCCCTGAATTCCATCAAGTCCTTGAGATCCTGTAACGCCTTGTAAGCCCGTTAAACCTTGCGCACCTGTTGCGCCCTGAGTTCCAGTTACACCTTGAGATCCAATAGTGCCTTGTACGCCCTGTGTACCTTGTGCGCCAGTAGATCCTTGCGCGCCAGTTGTTCCTTGTGTTCCGTCATTGCCCTGAATTCCTTGTGTACCCTGCACACCTGTTAAACCTTGTACGCCAGTAATACCCTGAACACCTTGCGTTCCTGTTGTACCTTGAGAACCTGTACCTGTTATTCCCTGAACGCCAGTTAAACCTTGAGATCCTGTTGTTCCCTGTGTTCCAGGTGTTCCAACATTACCTAGTAAGCCCTGCACACCCTGAGTTCCTGTAGTGCCTTGAATTCCTATTGCGCCCTGTGTTCCTGTTGCGCCTTGTACTCCATTTGTTCCAGTTGTGCCTTGCGCACCAATAGAACCCTGAATACCAAGTAAGCCTTGTGTACCAGTTGCTCCTTGTGTACCTGTAATACCTTGCGCGCCGTTAGTTCCTTGTACGCCAACTAAACCTTGTGTTCCTGTTGCACCCTGCGCACCAATTGTTCCCTGCGCTCCTGATGTACCTTGCGTTCCGTTAATTCCTTGTAAGCCAAATGATCCCTGAATACCTGTTTGGCCTTGAATACCTGTTGTTCCTTGCGCACCTTGTACGCCTTGCAAGCCAACTGAACCTTGAATACCAGTTAATCCTTGTGCGCCAATTAAACCCTGTGTGCCTTGTGCCTGGTTAAATCCGCCACCTTGTAAACCTTGTGTACCTTGCACACCTTGAGCAGAAAAGTTACCTGAAATGCCTTGAATACCTTGAGCGCCTTGTTGCCCCATAGGGCCAGGTGTAACAACAATGACATTGGGAGTTCCAACAGGGTTTGGATTGTTTAGAAAGTTATTTGGGTTGTATGTCATCTTGTCACCTCTGCATTTACATTTAATTCACCCTGAACAATACGCGTTTTCACACCCGCAGGTGATGTTATTTCTAAATCATAATAATACGGGCCTGCACTAATTGCCGCTGTTTGTACCGCTGTTGCTCGCACTGCAAGTGTTCCAGTTGGCCCATCAATTGTAATACCGCTTGCCTGTGTAAGCGTTAAAACTGCAATAGCGTCATTAGGTAAAGAGCGCAATTGCATTGATGCTGTGTAGCCCGTAATGTCCACTGCGCTTAATGCGTCACCGCCCTGTGTGTACAAGCCAGTTGCAGAATTAGTAACAGTAAATTGCGTTGATGTGCGTGAAGCAATTGTTACATTGCCTAAATTGTATTGGCTAGGCATGATCCCTTGAATAAAAACAGTTTGCCCTGCACTAAAGCCGTTTTCTGCGGTGTATGTAATAGTTGTGCCATTGCCTACTGCGTTTGTAATCGTTGCAGGCTGTGTGTACAAGAAATTGCGAAACCAGTCAGAGCCTTGATCAATTATTGTGTTGTAATTGTCAGCCATTACGCTCCCTGTGACACCTCAGAATTTGGGCTAATCATAGCGGTTCTACATGCTGAGCAATGTGTAAATGATTTAGGCATTGGCAACCCGCACTTAGGGCAATGGTTAGCAATCGCATTAAAGTAATTACTAACTGTAACTTTTCCTAAGAGATCACTAAAGCCCTGCACCATTGCATCAATGCGGTCAGGTGAGTTTGGTTCGTCTATTGTCCAGGTACACATTTGATCTTCTAACTCTGCAAACTCTCCAATGTGGTGAATACGGCCCTGCTCATACATAGCCGCTACAGGTTCAGCGCGTAATTTCTTACCTACATGCGCTCTCACTTCTCTAATCGGCAAGGTTGGCCTTACCTGCTTCAACACTGCGCCCACCATGTCACCACCCTGGTTTACTTCAACCAAAACAGCATCAGCCTTGTACCCGTCAAATAGTTCTACCGCCTTTGTAGCCCACTGCAACGGTGATCCTCTAAATGAGTAATCTCCCAGTACATAACCTTGCCCATCTGCGGTAGATCCAACAACAACAATGCCTGTTTCATCTGACTTCTCTGAGTTAGTTACGGCAGGATCAACGCTTACAACAATGCGGGCCATAGTGGGTGCTGTTGCAATGCGTGTGCGGTCAATTAAACCTCTAGTCCATAACGCGCCTTCAACATCATCAAGGATTTCTCCATAAAGTTCTTGCCTTCCTAATCTTGTGCCGTTGTAACGGGCTTGTAATTCCATCAATGCGCTAGGGGCTAGATTTGCCGCGTTATCAAATGTGCTTCCCCTGGTAATAACTACTGAGCCATCTGTACGGCCTGCAAGCATGCGTATAAGAGCCGTAGAGCGTGGCGTAGTGGTAACAATAACCCGCGGTTTCTTTCCCAGGCGTAGGCCAAACTGCAATTGATCCCAGGCATCTTGATAGCGCCATGCACCTAATTCATCACACCAAGCGCCATGATGCTGTGGGCCTCTAAAGCGTTCAGGATTGTCTGCGCTAAATAACTTTATGCGGCTTCCGTTTTTAAGCAGGATCTCACCAATAGAACGGTTGTAATTTTGAAGCATTTGATACCGCTGTAGTACCGCAACAATGCCTGACTCACCCTCTGCGCATGTATCTCTAACATCTGAGAAAGTAGGAGCAACAACAGCCCAACGCGTAGCGGGTTGAACAATTGCCTGCCACGCAATTTCTTCAGCGCCTAATCTTGTTTTGCCAAATCCACGGCCTGCCA